GGGTATAGTTCCGGAAAAAGTAACGCCACTGGCCACTGCAAATTTACTCAAGTCGGAAACTGGAATATTAGCATTGCCAGATGTAATGGCACTGGTGGCGCTATAAATTGCCCCACCCCAACCATTGATTCCGAGGTGGCCAACTTGAACGTCATTTAGGGCGGAACCTGAACCTCGACACTCAAATACTACACCTTGTGACTTAATAGAGCCGAGCATACCAATGCCGGAAGCCCCAGCTTGGCACATAATGGCCTTAATAGCACAATCGCCAAAGTTCCAGGCGGAACCCCCACCTACCCCATTGGACCCAGATGCGCCCATGTAGAAGTTACCTACGCCGTTACCTGCCACGGTAAGAGTACCAAAATCTACAATGTCACAGTTCTCTACCCATATTCCCCACTGATAACAACCGAATGCCGTGATATTGTCTAAGCGAAGACCAGAGCAACCACCGTTATACAATGCACCAATCTTAATGCCGTATTGGAAGTTTGTAATTGCGATGTCCTTAATTCGGACAGCGCCAATCTGAGCTAGTTGAATGTTAGCAGCCCCGGGGGAAGCGCCAAGGTCAGTAGCGTTGTATTGGAAACAGTTAGTCGTACCGTCGCCTTTGATTAGAGTTCCACCATTGCCGAATAACGCAGAGTTGTTTGTATTGTAAGCAGATCCTGCACCTACATACTGGATGTTATTCGTTAGGGGTAGGTAGTTTGCTCCGATGTTGTACGTCACCGGAAGCAGCTGAATTGTTCCACCTCCGGCCGCAACAGCTGCGTTGTATGCAGCAATAATGCCGGCATAGTCATTGGTATTTGGTACAAAGGCAGGAGACGTTGTACGGTAAAGAGCGTTGGGGACGGGTAAGCCCCCAGCAGCTGCCAAGTCAGCGGCATTAACACCTGCCCCTCCATATGCCGTGACCTCGTCGGCAACCCCATTAACATATCTGTCCAGGCTAGTTTTTAAGAGCGCATCTAGCGCGGGCTGTGCGGATGTGAAGGTTAGCGCGTCGCTGGGCGCCAGTACCTTATAGCCGGGAACCGCGACAGTACCCTGAGATACATTAACATAAGCAAAGGTAGCCATACTAAATTCCTAAGTTAGTTGCAGACATGAGAATGGGGTTTTGCTATTCACCAAAACCCCATGTTGTTATTTATCTTTAAGTGCGGTACTTGTGTACTCACGCAGGGTCATCATCGCAACAGGCCATACCAAAACCATAAGAGGTCGGTACTGTTCTGGTATGAAGGGGCTAATGATCTCGAAATGAATCTCGAGAAAACTGAGAATGCCCAAGATGGTGGCGGTACGGTACGTCTTAGAAGACAAACGCTGACGGAGAAATTCTAAAGCGGCTGCTGTATCCATTAGTAACCCCTAAATTTACATTGAATTAGTATTGAACCTAAATAGGCAACTGTTGAAGGACCCTGGCGCGCAGCGGGGAGTCGGAGAACAGAACAGCTTCCTTCTGCTCGGTTAAGCGACAAGCACGCTTCTGGCAATCGTGTTCGGCGCTTAGATACGTTACCCACTTGTAGTTAAACAACGCATGCGCACTCGAAGCTAACTTTAGAACATAGAGGTTGTCAAAGTCATTAGCACCCACCTATTCAGCTAGACTAGATAGGTCATATGGTTACTAAGTTCCGGGAAGCGGTATAGGGTACATGTTGGAACTGTTATAGTTGAACCAACGTTTAGCTTAGTGTCCAGTCCAACAACCCGTTAAAGGCTTGGTGCATTAGCAGGTAAGTAGAGATAGCTTTTACCACAGGGGCTAATAACTTACAGACAAACACCTGCGTCCGGTAATCGCCTCCCTTGATACCAACACTGTTCAAAGAACGATGCTAACCAATCAGCGGCATCCAACAGTATCTAGTCATTGAACGACATAAGTCGAGCCTTGGCGGCCATTTTGGTAGTGTTGAGCAGGTCGTAACGACGCACCCTAGAGTACCATGTGTTTAGGAACTTACCCGATACATCGAAGACCAGCGTGTTACTGTTAAGTGGGGACGCTGACCAACGTAGTTCCTCACCTTCATAAGCACCCAACACATCTAAACCTAACGACTCTAGGTACTTGGATAGCCCATGCAGGAAGCCTGAGGACTTAGCGTAGTTCTTAGCGTTACCCTCGACTTCCACCCGTAGCTCTCTTCGTTGAAAATCGGCTACTATGGAAGTGAGGGCAACCTTGCCACGCCCAGGGTGTATAAATACTTGGCCCATACCTAACGTACCTTGCCGCTTTCCAACGACGCTAGGAATGAATGCATCTGCTGTACGAACTCCTTATAGGCCGCAACGCGCTTCGCCACACCATCAATTTCTGTGTAGACCTTACTAAAAGCACTATCGATCTTCTGTAGCTTACACTTGCCTTTAATATCCGGAGTGCCCACACCGTCAAACTCCAATACTTCATGGAGTGTGGGTTCTTCATGAGCATACACATAGACCGTACGGCCGTTATCCACTAGGTACAGCATCAACTCTACCGCACCAATAGGAGTCTTAACGTCCACTTCGATGAAAGTATCGCCACGCCCTACGACTTTGACCCGGCATTCTTTAAACGCTTTGGTGGCGGACTTGATTACGAAATCCAAGGCCTCTGTGGGTGTTGCCGCCGTAACTGGCTCCCTACCTTCACGAACCTCCGTCAGGTCTTCACCGTCGATTTGGACGTCGCCGTTAATGTCCAGCTGTTTTTGCTTTTCAGTAAGTGCGGCCAGTCGGCCCCTTGCTTCAATTTTCATCGTGTTTACTTGTATGTGGGAGGGGGCGGGAAAGCCCCCCCAACCCATTAGGCTACAGTGCCTTCGTTGATTTCTTGTGTAATCTTACGCACATACTCAGGGCTAAAGCCATACAGTCGAGTGTAGTAGGCGATAGCGGAATCCTTTTCCTCTTTGGTAAGGGAAGCAGTAATTTCCTTCTGCAAAGAAGCAGGTATAGTGACCGGGCTGATGGATACCACCATGTCGTAACCAACGGTCACTGGAATACGACGGGTAAAGCTAACCACCTTAACCTTATCGTCGTTGGTTGCCACAGCAAAGCCGTGGTCAATATCTCCATCGTCATCCACAAATGCCACAAGTTCGGACTTAGCGGCACGGGCAATGGTAATGTGGCGTATACCTGGCACATCCGCACGACGCTGCACGGCTGCCTCTACCAGTGCGGTCAGGTCTTCCTTGCCGTGGCGAGCCAAGTATTTGCCAGCGGCGCCGTCTTTCACGTCCCACAGGCTACTGTCCGACTTGTCCATAAGTATGTTGGAAGACATAACCCGGTACTTAGCCGATAGCTCATTACGTGTAACAGCACGCACCGCCTTGTTAGCACGAACAAACCCAACGGCCACACCTTCCTTGGCCTTCTTGAAGGATGCTTGCACAGGGGCAGCTAGGTTGTCAAACTTCTTTGCCAGAGTTTCGTGAATGAACTGGCTATCCACGTCGCCAGTGTATGAGATGATGACTTTGGCGAGGCCAGGAGAGTGAATGACAAAGTCTGTGATATTTACGGTGCGCATTTGAAGTCCTTGAGAAGTTAATACATTGCGACTCTCGGAGGAGTGGGATTAGCTACCCCAATGCAGGGGTTCACTTTAAACTTTAAAACTAACCTACTTTGTGTTTGATAACTTTAAGTAGGTTTTCGTAGTCTATGCTCGGTACGTAACCTGTACAGCCACTCTTTAATTTCTGATGAACTTCCTGCAGCAGGCGTTCGTCCGGAAACTCCATGTAGCGCTTGGCGTACTCACCGAACTGGTCGATAACTATATCCGCATACTTCTCGACACCCACATGATCGTCATTGGAGATCATGGGAGCCATCTCGAAGTTCTTGGTTTCCGCATCAGTAAGCTGGCGATCGTACACAGCCACGCCGTTGCGCGCTGATTCGTAATGAGCTGTGCCCTTAGCAGGACGATCTTCAATAGCAGCAAAGTCTTTGGGGCATGTACCAATACCAACTGGCCGATTGACCATAGCATACTTGAATTGGTGGCTGGCTAATAGCCGCTGCTTCGCTTCGATTCTCATTGTGCTTCCTTGTTGGGGTGGATGATTTTCGTCGGGTCCTTGAATTTAGAGCCAGGGTACTTCTGCAAATACGCATGGCGCTCCTCGTGGGATAGTCGGTACAACCAGTCTTGAGTACGGTGAGCTTTAAGTTGATGCGGAATACCGTCGTAATGCTTCTTCAACTTCTTAGCTGCTGTGTAAAACAGTGCTAGTAGAAGGGAGTATGCATTGCTATCTACGAACTTAGCTATCTCCATAAGGGCGGAAGCTCCGTAGTCCACCAGAGATGTGCCGCCAGTAGCCACTCCGAACAATAGTACCGCCATTGCATAAAGCCCATCCTGCGAAGCAAACATATCCACCAACGAGAAGTTGCCGTGGAGGGCTCGAAGAACAGCGTCCACCAACTCCAAATCACGATCAACATTGCCCGTGAAGGAGGACTTGATGTACATTAGTAGTAGAAGTCCTGCGATAACGGTCCCCGAGATCTTAGCCAACACAGGATGCTTCTTCAACAGCGCTTCCAATTTCGCCAGACGCTCTTTGGGTTTGAGTGCCATCATGAACTTGGAGTCTTTGAAGGCTTCCGCTAAATCACCCATAGCATGGAACAGTGATTGACCGGGAAGGCCGACCACGGATTTAACGGCCTTTAGCAAGCTTACCAACGAGAAGCCGATGCCCTTAAGCAACTTAAATACGGAACGCTCTTGGAACGCCTTGATAATGTCAGTAATACCAACACCCATATCCTTCAAGTGCGCTGCTACCTTCTCAATGTCTCCCTTAAGACCCTTAAGAACGTGAGGCAGCGGAATACCAAAGGCCACAACAGTGCTGGTATCAAGGGAGGCGATTACCTTGGAATACAGATCATATGTAATCGCGTCGATCTCGGCTTGACGTAGGCGCGTATGCGCTTCTAACTTCATGGTCAGTACCTCGATATAGGAGCCGGTTTGGAGGAGTATTCGTCTAGCTCGCCAGTTGAGACGCCAACCATACGAGCAAAGTCATCTAGAGTACGTGAACCTACAGGCTTACCGTCTAACATGAGGTTGTACATATGTGGGTCACTAATTGTACCCAACACACCCTCAAGTACCTTGCAGCGGGAGTCACCCAGGTTATCAAAGACCTCCTCGTAGAGGTCTCGCTTCTGTTGGATAAATCGCGCGGAGGAGATTTGCGGTTCCGCGTGGCGGAGAGCTCGCTCTACAAACTCCAGTATCCGTGGATACATTGGTGCTGCAGTCATTCTTGTAACGTCCCGTAGACGGGCTTTGGCGTGTATCTTCACGTAGTACTACCTAGTTGGTTACAGGCTAATGCCGTCGTTTAGGTAGTCGAAGCTAAACGTCATAGACAATTCAACTACGGCGGCGGAATCGGAGCCTGAGTACTGGACTTCAGCAATCTGGGTGGGGAACGCACCAGCCAAGATCATAGTGTTGACAATGTTACCGCCGTTGTCGTACACATCGAGTTCGATATTGACCTTGTAGCTTTGGCTATCGGTGCCGCGGTTATCTTTCCATGACCGCATGTAGTCACGCCAGCCCCGGAAGGCCTTAATGGTGGTATAGTCCACGGTCTCCATGAACGTAGCAGTGAAGCTGTGTTCATAGGTAGCGCGGCCAGCTTCCTGTTTAGCGACGCCATGTAATTCGATCTTTACCGGTTCGATAGTAGACGCTGGCAAAGTCGCTGACTTACATTTGTAGGTGAGGGTATTAGCTGGAATACCTGAGCCCGGAATGGAAGGGAAGAAAAGATCAAAATTCCAATTCTGCGCTGCGTCAGCCAACGCTAGGACGTTTTGGTAACTTGTGCGTGCCATGTTGTGTTTCCTTTGAAAGAGGAGGGTGGGGATTCCCCACCCTACTAACTGTTACTGAGTAGTCCCGTTAACTTGGCTAAGGACTTCGTTAAACGAAACGCCAGACTTCGAGATCACGACTTGCAACTGGATCTCATGGATTGGGATGTTGGGAATCAGAATAACACTCACAACCAAAACGCCCGCATTAAACGTAGTGGGCGTATTGTTGGAATCGTCGCACACAACACGGAAATCAGCAAGACCTTGCGCCGACTTAATTGCATCCAAGTAGTTGTTGCAAGAGTTAACAATCTGGCGACGAACCTGATCGCTGTTCATTTCCTGCAAAGCATACAACAGGAAGCCGTACAACGACGTCTTGATGACGTTCACGATTCTCCGAACAGACAACCAAGTCAACGCAGAATCCTGCGCATTGAGGGTCTGTTGTTCCCACAGAGCAGTACCCTTACCAACGAACGTCCGAATGTAGTTGACTTGTGCTTGGTACATGGCCGTTGACTGGCCATCGTCGTACTGGTAACGAGCCTTGAGTATGTTTAGAATGCCACGATTCAAACCTGCAATGGAGTACGCTTGATTGGCAACACGATCGGTACGTGCACACAATGCAGCAATCCAGCCTGACGGTGGGTTGTACACCTGCTTACCGTTGATCAAGTCGGCCTGCAAAACGTCAGGTCCAAACAACGCCGAGTAGGTGGAGTTCAGGTTCAACTGCAGGTTACGGTAGTCAATAGCCGCTTGGAACGATTGCTGCGAGGACGGTACATCCAAAAGGGACACCGCATCACCACGAGCCTGTACCAATGTATCCATCGCCACTTGCACGATTGGGTCTGTCAAGCCGGCGTTAATAAATACGTTGCTGCCGTAGATTTGCTTGTTAGAGAAGACCTGCAGGGCTTGTGCTACGTTGTAGGAGGTCGGTGCGGTACCGGAATCACCACCACCCAACGCAGTTTTCGCAATGCTGTTAACTTGTGGGTAACTACCCGCGAACACAGCGGAGTCATTTATCACTTGGATGTAAGACGAGAACGGGTTAATAGCATCGTCCAACTGCAACTGAACACCTGCATTGGATACTGACGGGCCCAGCGTGCAGGTCCATGTCTCAACTGGCAGACTGTTTGCAACGTTCAGGTCATACACAGACACTATGAACTGGTTGGTCAACGTTGCCGCAGAAGGAACCTGGATAGCGGTGTTGGGTGTGAGCGAACCATCGTCGATGAACGTCGTAACAGCCCCACCAACGACTGCCAATAGTCCGGTGGCCCCTGCACCGTTAGCGTTGGTGTGGCGACCGTACACCTTGTAACCAATGGCAGACTGCACAGGCATCCATGTTAGGGTGTTAGTGATACTTGACGAACCAGATAACCCACCTGTATTGACTACGACGGTAGCAGGCAGACCTTCGCCCGTAGCGGTTATAGCTGTTACTGTGTAGCCGTATGTACCAGAAGGCAATGTAGATGTGGACACTGGTTGCAGTGTCGTAATACCAGGACCAACCCACGCAGGAGCAGTGGGAGCCAGGCTGCGCAAACTCAGACCGATGGCGTTGCCGTATGAGCCGGGGCCCTTGCTTGCGTAGAACAAAGCCACTGCAGTGTTGCCACCGGTTACCAAAGTTGTCGGGTCAACGGTAAGTGGGTTAGCTAGGCCAATAGGTACCAAGCTAAAAACACCACCAGTGTCCATTTGAAGGATCGCGCAGGAAGTAAGGTAGCCAGTACCAACAACACGAATGCCCCAAGCATCGTTGCCCTCGTTAAAGTAGTTCAGGGCGGACTGGATGGTCATGGACTTCGACGGGTCAGGGTTGCCGTAATGGGAAAGGAAGTCCTGGCCGTTGGTGAAGTGCATGGGCTTAAGCGAACCCTGCGTAGAAATAATCGGGATAGCCGCCGATGTGATGGAGTTTGAATTGATGATCGACGATAAGTTGATCTCAGAAGCCCGCACATCCGAAGCGCGTTTAACGAGTTGTACCATTTTGTACTGTCCTTTGGAAGTCTATGATGTTGTGAACCCCGAGAGGCATCAAGTTAAGCCTATGGTGTGGGGGCTTGTTCTGGTCCCACCACAGTGACACGCACGCGGGGATTCTGTGCCAGCCAATTGGGCTCGACTGTGTGCCCACCCGCGAGAGCTACGCGCGACTTTGGGGCTACATAGATAGCATCCAACCCATGTTCAGTATTGATTCGCACATTGGCTTGAATGTCAGAGAGGTTTGTTACGTAAGTGACGTCGGTCATGTCGGCTTTCCTTTAGAAAAAGAATGTCTTAGCATCTTGGCGTTGAATACCCAACGACTGTAGCTGCTCTACTGATACCTCTGCCAGCTGAATCCTATTAACACGCCCACGGGTTCCGAGCTCGGGCTCGGAAATAAATCCGTGTACCGTAGCGGTTGTCACAACCTGGTACACTGACTCACCGTCAGCTGGATTCTCTCTGGGAGGGGTTGGGACGTTGTCGCTGAGCATATATGAGATACTCAACTGACTCAACCCATAATCAACATTAAATTGAAGTGCGCCGTTACGCCTTGCGAATAGCCACCGTGTAACGAAACCCTGGACAGCATCAAGCTCGCCAGTGTACTTGTTGGTTATGAATGTAACTTCTATCTCGAAGTTAACCGGTACAATGCGAGCTGTCTGGATTTGGTTGTTGTCGGTGTTCAACGACACCGGGATTCCGTGGCGTGACAACCGATGCGCATTATAGGAATCGTTGTTGGGTGCCGTGGACTGTACATTGAGGAAGATGTACGGATACGTTGGCGTCTTGTTGCCCAGATATTGTTGCAGTGCTTTTAGCTTGTCTGGTGCCGTGGTGTAGCTTGCTTCGGCGCGAAACTGCCTAATCATTTGCTGGGCAAACCCAGCCTTAACGAGGGCGTCGACTGGTTCGATTGTTTGCTGCATGATGGTGTCTAATATAGGGCCAATGGAAGAAAAGGGAGACAAGCTCCCTTTTCTTACTACACCTGACTAATTACTTAGCCTTGCGATTCATGGAGCTGAGAACCTTAGCGACGGCCATCGCTGGGCTGTCAGACACAGGTTCGTCAGCGATTGCGTCTTCTGCGGGTGCAGTGTCATCTTCCGATGCTTCTTCACCTTCAAAATCCGCAACCTGTTCCAATGGGTCGCCGTCCATATCTCCCATATCGACTTCCGGCTCTTCTGGGGTGTCGACTTCACCGTCAGCAGCGGCTTGAAGCCTGGACTTGGCAGCTGGTTCTTGCTTCACGGACTTTGCAGCAACCATAGCCTTATACGCTGTGGCGTTGCTTGCCTCCAGAATGCGAATAGCGGCAGTCAAGTCTGACTGTTCAGCAGCTTTGGCAAACAAACGAGCGGCTAGTACGGACTTGCCGTTCCGCATCTCGTTGAGGGCCAACACTGTGTAGTCCAAGGCTTTGTTGTAGTTCATCATTGATTTTCTCCTTGTTGAGATTGACTGTTTTAGCTAGGAGGTTCTACTCCTAACTAAGGTCAACTATTAACTGCGGATTCCTTTGGCGATGGAGCGGCTGTTGGCGATTGCCACGGCCAGGGATTCGTGAATCACGAAACCACGACCGGGAATCTTCTCGGAGCTAATGTCAATCGGGGTGGATTGGAGTCCGCCGCGATCGGCGTATGCGCCGTGATTCAGTGCATCGGAAATGATGTAGAACTCGCCTTGTCCCAACACCTTGTGCTCGGCGTGACGATAGGCATCGGAGGTCACGGTCATGCCGTACATGGTGCCCAGTTCGCCGGTCAACAGCAACTCGTGGCGGGCAACTGGGTCAATGGCATTGAAGAAGTCGCTGTTACCAACGATGTCTTGCCACATATCAGAAGCCACCAACAGGTGAGCGCCTTTCAGGCCCCAACGTGTGACTTGGGTTTGCACCGTCATCAGTGCGTAGGGGGTCAACTGACCAGAGATTATGGACAGTGTGTTGTCGATGCCGACCACGGACTGCACTTGGTTGTACCACAAACGGTCTTCTGCGACCATGGTGGCTTCCACGCCTTCCAGGAACTTTTCTTGCAGCACATCGCCTGAAGATTGATTCAGCTCAACTTGTGGAATGAACGGGCGAGCCACCACAGTCATTTCGGTTGGGGTGAACCATTTGTCGCGGGTGATTTGAGCTTGAACACGTGTGGGGCTGGTGGAGTACACAGCAGTCACGTTCTTGGTACGCACTGGGAAACGTGGAATGGAACCTTGAGCCACGTCGATACGCGACAGGTACTTGCGCATGAAACCTTGGCGGTTTGCAGTCATGTACAGGGCGTCGCTGATCTTTTCGCCCAGAACACGGTGAGCTTCTTTGTCATTGAAAGCAGCTTGCACCAATTCACGGCTGGTGGGGGTGTCGATGTCCAACATACGACCTTCAGCGGAAGCCTTCAGGAAACGTTGTTGTTGAGCAAACAAATCCTTCTTTGAAGAAGCATTCAGTTCGCCACCGGCGCCGACCATGCGCTCATTGGATGTACCGAACTTGAATTCGGTTGCAAGCACGGGGCTTTTGGAAGCGCGAAGGGATACGTGTGTACGCATTTAGATTTCTCCTTGTTTGGTTGTGAGATTGGTCAGTGCTTAAGCGGCGCTGAACTCGATACCCAGGTAGGGGTTGGTGACGGATGGGGCTTCGACAACGTAGCCCTGGATCGCAACACCAGTACCGGTTTGGTCTGTGACTTGACCGCCAGCAGCCAACTTGATAGCGGTTGCTGCCGCCCAGTTCTTGGATGCGTCAAATTCGGTAGTGTAAACAATACCGCGCTTGACAACACCAACTTGAGCAACCACAGCACCAGCGTAACCGCCAGGCTGATTGTCGCCGACCAGAGCCTTAGCTTGGTTGACGGTGAGTGCGTAACGGTAGGTCACTGTAACGATGTCGCCCACGGTGAGGGTGGTAACAGTCTGACCAACCACGGTAGGGGCTGCAACCTGTGCGCTGGTAGTGTTGTCATAAACACCAACTTGACCTGCAACGGGGGCGAACGCCAAAGACACAATACCGCTGGCGGGGACTGTGAAAGTCTCGACCTTGGTGTTGTAGGCTGGGGTCAGGGGATTGGCAGAAACACCGATGATGGAGAAGCCTGCAAAGACTTCGCCAGCGGCGCCGGCTGAAACAGTAACACCCAGAGTAGCAGCACGAATCAGTGCTTGGCCTTCGGTAGTCATGACGGCACCGGAAGCAACTGCAACTTCGGAGCTATCGAAGGGTTTGGTGAGGGGAAAATACAACATTGAGAATCTCCTTGTGGAAAATGAATGAATTACAGGGAAAGCAGGGATTGCGTTCCAGAAAGGATCGCAGCGGCTGCGGAGGACTTAACACCCGCATTCAACAGCACACCACGATCACGCCGCACTGGGGTGTTCAGAGCAGCGCTAACCGTAGCTGGCAGATCATCGAATTCTTCTTCGTCTTCCGCTTCGTCCATAGAAGCTTCTTCGGGTTCGAATTCGCCGTCTTCCGTCATGTCCAAAGCAGACGCGTATTGGTTACGCACTTCTTCGGGCATTGTGGAAATCTTGGTAGCCAAAGTCAAAAT